ACCCTCAATGTTTAGATAGTACACTTCTCTTGGATCTTTAAGATTTCCTTTATATTCTAGTTTTTGTGCTGTTGCGGCAAAATCTAATGAGGTTGTTGTTTTACCGCATTTTGGTTGACCTGTTAGCACAACAAAACTACCTTCTGGTATACCTCCATTTAAAACTATATCAAGTGATGGGCTAACAGGAATAATTACGCTTTTCTTGTCTACAATAGCATTGCCATTTAAAATAATATTATCACCAAAGTTCTTAACAACGTCTTCTACTAAACTCATTCTAAGTCCTTTAATTTGGAAATGATATTTTTCTTTATTGTGTTGTGTTGATATGAAACTTTATCTTTACGATCTAACTTGATAGATAGTTGAGTATTCTCTTGTTCTAATAACTTCTGTTCTTGTTCTATAATAGACGGAAGGTATGGAGAACGCAGAGAATATATTTTTGCAGCTTTCGGGTTATTCAAAGCTCTAATTATAGCTGTATCCGTATATTTTTTAAGTAATTTATTTGATGAAGCTATTTGGTCTTTGTAAAATTTTAACCACTCTATATTCGTCCAAAATCTATAATACAAATCTTTACCATCAACTTTTGCCTTGTGTTCACAGACTATCTCTGTAATATACTGGGCAGCGGAGACTTGCTTCCCGTTGGAGTATTTTGATAGATATTTTTTCATACTATGATCTTGGACGAAAAATATACCCACTAGTATCTTTTTGATAATTACCCATATTTTTTAGATGTTCGTCTGTGATTTGCGATCCAGCTTGAGTCATAATGCTAACACTATTTATCTTTTTGCCAGCAGTTTCTCTGATCATAACCTTTTTAGTTTTATCTTCCTTATTTATTTGAGGGATTTCTGGTTCCTTATTGTTTTCAACAATACTATTAACAGTATTTTTCGAAATTTTTAATTCATCAGAAATTTGTTTTATTGATTTCTTTTCTGTATTATGCAAATACAGAATAGCGTATTTCTGTGTGTTAGACAATTTTGGCATTATTGCATCTCTCTTTCTGCATTTGTGAGCCATGCTATATTTTTTGTTGTTAGAAAATTAATATATAGATCGAACACCTTTTGATTTACCTCTTTGAATTCCCATTCTTTTCTTCCTATCTTAGATAGGAATTTGGTGTGGGTTCCCTCACTAAATAATCCAATAGGATTAAAAATTCTTCCATGATTACCAACTTTAACATAGAATCGTTTTGGCCTATCCTCAACCTTAATACTTTTTGCAACAACTAGATTGGTTTCTTCGTTTGATCGTGGCCTATTATCTTGATCTAGATAATCATGGTCACCTATCATAGAATAATACTCAACTTCTCTTTTTGTTTCTGTATGATTTCTTTGATGAAATATAAATTTATTATCGTTATCTAATTTGGCCATATTGTTTTTGCTCCTTTTTTAAGTCTTGACATACCTTTTGGTAATGGCTTATCCTCTATTTTATTTTCTTTATAACTATTATGTTTCTCATAAAGGTGTCTTTTTTCATCATCACTCATTCTGTCAGAATTTCTTTTTGCAAGATCTCCTATTGTCTTGAGTTCATTATCTGATTTCTTAACGGATGCATTAAGAGTTGCAACATCCTTAACATATTGTCTATCGGCTTTTTTATTACACTTACAACATTTTGGAGTTGAGATATAGTCCTTGATATTAAAATATAATTCAAATTCATTATTACAATGATTACACAAATATGAATATGTTGGCATTTTAGTATCAAAAACGATATGATTCTGGTAAATAAACAAACCACTCTGTTGGTATATCTGATCTTATCTTAACAAGATGATGTGAGATAGGCAAGTATTTAGGATGTTTCTTGGGAACAATTGGCAAATTCCTAAGTTTAAAATTAGCCTCTTTTGGAGTTCTATTACCCTTTCTTCTGTTGCACGACTGACAAGCCGTAACTATATTTGTCCAGCAAGTTGGAGAACTATTTATAGACATCCATTTAGATTTAGGTATAACATGATCATATGTTAAATTTGATATTCCCGGTTTACTGCCACAATATTGACAGCTATGGTTATCTCTTATAAATAAATTTTTCCTAGAGAATTTTACATTATCTTCTTTAATTCTAAAATAGTTAATAGTTTTAGCAATAGACGGCACTGGATACTTTTTATTATTGGCTCCTAATATAAAATCATTTTTATAGAAATCTATAATCTCTATACCTCGATCACTATTTTTATGTTTAATTGACCATATCATAGCTCTTTTCCAATTAATAATTCCCAGAGGAGTATAATCAGAATTTAAAATTAAACATTTATTGTTTTTGTGATTCATTTTCGTAGGAATCAAGACGATCTAAAATTTTACCTATAATTGGATTTCTAACAATATCTGATGATTGTAGCATTGATATGCCTATTCCTTCCACCCCTTTTAGAGCTTCTGTCATAGCAAATAACCCACCCCGTAGATGTTTTGTTAAATCTGACTGACTCATATCACCAGTTATTATCATTTTACTCCCTATGCCTAGTCTTGTCAATAACATTTTTAATTGATCGTATGATGCATTTTGACACTCGTCAGCAACAACAAATGTATTATGAAAATTGCGTCCTCTCATTAATCCTAATGGCACAACTTCTATCTTGTTGTTTAGTTTTAAACTAGCATATAATGCTGGGGATATAAAATAATTTATTTCATCAATAATTGGTAATAAATATGGATGTAGTTTTTCTTCCGCTGTTCCTGGTAAATATCCTATTTTTTCTCCACTTTCAACTACTGGTCTAGTAATCACTATTTTTTGAGCTTTATCATTTAATAAATATTCTAAAGCTAAACCTATAGCAATGTGTGTTTTTCCGGATCCCGCAACACCTTGACAGAATGTAATGTGATTTTCTGCTGCTATACGAATATATTCTGCTTGATTTTTAGTTTTTGGTCTTAAAGTATTTCTATATATTTGTCCGGATTGATTTATTTCATTATTGGTTAAATCTATAACTTTGGATTTCTTTTTGGAATTATTTTTAGGTTTTTTTCTCAATGGTTATACCTTATGAATAGTTAGTTAAATTAGACATGCACCGCCAGCGCAACTAATTTCCTCTATTCCGGTCGTATTATCCTCAGCCTCAGACAGTTGCGTATAATCAACCTTTTTAAAGCTATTAAATAGATCACAGTAAAGTTTCCAGTTATAAACATCTTTCATACAGTACGTTAGACGCTTAATATCGCCATCAAAATATTTACCAGCAAAATTTTTCATTTTAGTGATAAATAATAGTTTATCTTGACTATCAGTATCTCTAGCCTGATTTAAAGAAGTATAATCACAAGCGGCCCATAGATTATTATTAAAAGCATTCAATGCTAATTCAATTAGTCCAGAACACCATAATGCAGCATCTCCGTATTCCTTAACTATTTCACGACTAGTATAAACGGTAGTAAATGGTGCTTGAGGATAATCCTTATCTCCGCTTTGAGGTATTAAACTGATACCAGCAAAATATTTGCGATTATCATAAATAAACTTTGTAACATCTTCCCATTCATCTGGCTTGACTGTTACAGTATTACTAACATTATGACTTAGATAGTCTTGAGTACATAATGCTCTATTTTTACCAGAATTTACCCAGTTCTTTTGAGTCTCTTTTACAACTTTAAGCATTTCTACTGCTGGTAGTTGATTTTTAAGTTTTGCGCCATCTGGAACTTCTATAGGAAACTTAACAACCTCGTCTGTGTTGTTAGCAGACCACGCTGATCGCTCGCAGGCTTGAGGATTTAATTTTTTAAAGTATTGATATGGAGCTTCTAAAATATTAGCCTGCACATGGCGAATATATCTTTTAGCGTGATGTGGATGAATACCAGAACTCGTCCCTAACATACTAGAAGATGTGCCTTCTGGCTTTAAGCAAGTAACTCTTGCTGCCTGATTAATATTAATTTTTTCTGCTATCTTTTTGTTTGTTTCCACAGCAATTTTGGCACCCTTGGTGAGAACTTTTTCTGAAAGTATTAACTCGTGCTTCTCCATTGTGCCAGTTAAAGATACCCCTAAAAGGGCTTCTCTTTGGAAAATTCTTTCGCTGATCTCTCCCAAATAGTCCAACTTTGTAAAACCAGCTTGTAAAGTACCTATTATTGCTGCGGCACGACACCTTTCATAAAAATCTTCCTCGTCTGTTACGCTTGAGCAATTGATGGTGGATAAATTACATCCCTGCCATCCAGACTTGCCAGATTGTTCATCAATAGGCCACATGCCGATTTCTACACAAGGATTAAAAATCATTTCGGTAGATTCACTCCAGATAAATCCTGGTTCTCCGAATTCTTTGACCGATTGCATTAATGTTTCAAATTGTTCAAAGGTAGTTTCATCTTTGAGTAAAAGCGCTGAATTATTACTTCTGGCTCTTTGTGGATTATCAACATACCAGTTACCAGTTTTAGCCTTAGCCATTTCTTCATCATCTGGACTAAATAATGCTAATGATGCACTTCTACGAACACCACCGGATAACACGGCATCACTACTATGCATAACAATATCGTAAGCATCAATAGGACGCAATTTCTTTTGTCCATTCTTTATGCAGCGATCTAGCAGTGCTCTGATCTTTTCTAAACCATTAGCTAGTGGCTCATATCCTGGGGCTTTACCAACACCAGAAGCTAATGATGATCCTTTTGGTCGAATGTTAGAATAATCAAATACCACATGGGTATTCTTATACATTTTAAATTCTTCAATAGGTTTATTAAAATAAGAGCTTAGAAGAACGCCGAGAGCATCAGCCCATCCCTCAATGCTGTCGTCAATAGTATATTTAGAGCCTTCACCTTCTATTGGTTCATGTTCTAACGACGGTAATTTTGAAACATGATGTTTCTGCACACTAAAACCAGTACCGCTACCACACAACAACAACCAGAAACATTCTTGAAAAAAGCGTAATCTATCACAGTATGAACTTGTGCAATTATATATTTTTGCGTGACGTTTTAGAATTGGTTCTCCGCCAAATTGTAATGCTCTTTGAGATCCGAGAACCTTTTTCTTATACATCATATCATATGCCCAATTAATCTCATCGGAGATATCCTCATTAGCATACTTCTCGTGCATCATATTCTTGACTCTTTCAACCGCCTCTTTCCATGTTTCTCTACGTTGTTTGTTTTCCAACCAGCGAGCATATTTACTAACAAATGTATAATTCTGTAGTTCTTGTAGAGCCGACATTTTATCTCCTGTTTAAGACGAGAAAGAGTAATCCTAATACAACTAGTGATTGAAACGAATGATTTTGCATTGTTGTATCGCCAATCATTTGGCTATAAATATAAAAACATATATTCATAATACACCACTCAAATCCTTGAGCCAAGAAAGATCAGCATCTATTCTTTCAATTTTTATACCACTCATTGATACAAAAATATCAAATCTTTTTTGAGCATCTTCATCAAAAAGATGTGTACCATGATTATTTGACATTATAACCCTAGTAACACCCTCTTGCCACAAGGCCATGATACAATCATTGCAGGATTGACCTGTAACATATGCTATACCATTATCTGGTCGTACAACACAATTAGAAAGAGCATTACGTTCAGCATGAATCATCCATGGATATTTTTCTGGTCTAGTTTTTGGTAACAACGAATCGTCTAATCCTCTTGGGAAGCCGTTATATCCCACACCAAGTATTCTATTGTGGGAATCGGTGATAATGCAACCATGCTGTGTTTGCATATCATGACTACGTTGAGAAACAACTTTAGCCAAGCCTAAAAAATAATTATTCCACGATGGTCTCATGGAACTATTATAGCGACTGTGGCGAAATGGTCAAGAATTATTTTGTTGTGAGCTTGTTGTACAACACTAGTGCTAGAACACCACCAGCAACACCCATCACAACTCCTGCTGGAGAGACAGCGTTGTATTGACCTAACATATAAAGTATAGCACCACCCATATACGATCCAGCCACACCTAATGCTATGGTTTTAGCAAAACCGAAATTTTCTTCTCCTGGTACTATGCTTTTAGCTATAGAACCAACAAACAAACCATAAACACACCATATTAAAATATTAAACATTTGCATTCTCCACTAAGGTAATAATTTCATCCTCCGTGACCTTTTCTCCAGTATCTAATATTGCATTTAGAAGTTCAAAGCTATATTTTTGATAGTCTTCTTTGGATAGTTCACGACGCAATACCTTTTTAATTCTCATTTTGGTAAACCATCCACGACGGAGGCTATATTCCTTAATATTAGCGCCATATAGATTATACTTATCTTGAGCAGCACAATCTTTTGATAATTTATTTTTATTACATTCTTGTAAAACTTGAACCAAGGTAAGAATAATACTAATAATCATAAGTATGGCTATTACACTACCGAATTTTTCATCTTGTGATATGCTTGTTTTATTAAGAATTTTAATAGCTAAAGCTTTAAGTTTTTCTTTATCATTATTATTCATTATAATCTCTATTTTTTATAAAGATGTACTGTTGTATCTCCACGATCCGGTTCACAGTATCCGCAATCAACCTTTGAGATTCCATCACCACTCATATACCAACCCTTACCCTTACAGACTGGGCAATCTTTTCTTTTATATTTTTTAACACTATCTATGTGCTTAGTTTTAATAATGGCCCCAGCTAATGTAACAGCACCCGTTGTTGAGCCATGATAAGGAGATGCCGCAACAAACATAGAAGATATTAATAATAAAGATATAATTTTATTCATGGTAAAATTTTTGGAAAAATACGTTTTCTTTTTTTGGGTTTAGGTTTTAAAGTATCTTCTTCATCTACCTCACCTGGATTAGGAACAATCATCTTTACTAAAACTAATATAAAACCTAATAAAGCACTAACAAGTCTTTGTAGAGCAATTCTATCTAATAGTCTCATTATACACCTTTATAGATAATCAAACCCATAATCTGGTAATTTTTGAACAGGAAATCCGTTAAAGTTGCTAAAAGCATATGTAGCATTTTGTTTGATCATACCTTCTGCCACATCACTATGAATTAAAAATGACCCATCTGGGATTGGACCCCAACTTGGATGACCTCCATCGTTCCACTTGCCCCAACTATTTTGTACTAAAAATGCTGTGTCTCCATTAGTATCATCACAAGCTATCCAAGCCATACAGTGCGCCCAACTACCACTAGTTCTAGAAAAACCCTTACTATCTCTTTTATTACTAAAACCATAATTAGAACATACGGCTAAACCATAACCATTAGCTAGTGCATCTCTAGCTTCTTCGACGCTTTGAATTAATGATACTGTTCTAATTTGATGATCATTAGCTAGATCTAAAACAGCATCGGGTACTCCTCTACCTCCCCATCCAGCACCTAACATTCCATTATATTTACTTAGGTCTATAACTCCCTTATAATTTTTTCTAACAAGAATGCCGCCTATTTTATTTACAAATTCAGCAGCTTTACTGCCAGTCATACCTTCTCCACTCCATCCACGAGCGCCATAGATAGCTTCTGTTGCCCCTCTTGCTATCCATCCTTCTCTTTCACCACGAACATCAATTTCTACTGCTCTACTAACATCACAAGCATTTCTAGTACCATGGCTTACGCAATCACCAGTAACTTGTCTTTCTTCGTAAGGCTTCTTATCAAATTTTAATACAGACTTATAAGGTACGCTTAGTTTTCCCTTACCGCTGTTAGTAATTTTAGAACTAGCATCACCGAAATATGGATACTTTAAAGTCTCCATCAGATGATCGAATTCGTGCTGTAGCCAGATGGCGCCCTCGTATCCTTCTCTGTATTTATTATACCATTCTTGTGGTGTTAATCTTGCCATTATTTACTAGCCTCATTATAAGCCCAAGCTAAAGCATTAAATCCAGCCACAGCTTTGGGTCTAAGTTCTTTGGATAAATTAATATGATCATCTCCTATAGATGCTACAATAACATCCTGAGATTCTTTAGCTAAATTAGCATATTTACCTTTAACATCCAATCTAAGCATTGCACCCGATAAACTATTAGCTTGACGAATTTCTTCAGTATTTTTGATTACCTCATTTTCTCCATCAAGCTCTACCAATCGCCCCAGATCTAAGCATAGATCACGAAGTCTTACCAAGTCCGATTTATCTGCTTTTGCATTTTTTAATAAAAGCACAACATCATCAGCCTCTTTTTTTACAGCTTCATCTATTGGAGCTACTAATTCCACTGTGTTAATAGTGTTGGGATTTATAGTTGGAGTTAAAAAAGATAGATCTGGCTTAAACAAGCCAAGAAGAATTAAAATAACCGCTAAAACTAATAACAAATTTTTAGTAGACTTCATCATACCTTTTCCTCTTTTTTACAAACATTGGGAGATAAGAATGGAAACATTTGATCAGCAACCTTAATAGCTTCTACACAGTTACTTTTTTCTGCCAAGTCTCTGGTTTGCTTCCAAGAGACTACCAACTTAAAGAAAGTATCATCTGTTTGTGATGATGGCGTTGTCACTGGAGTAATCTTTGGAACCTCAACTACTGGTAATTTAGGATTAGAGACATTAAATTTATTAAATAAATCAGTTAACAGTTTTTGTACTGGACTTAATTTATCTTTAAATAAAACCCATAGAACCAAACCAACACCAGCATAAAGAGCTAAGTCCATTCCGCTCATACGACTACTAAATTGATCGAAACTTTCTGTTATATTCATTTTAATAAACCTTTATTTTTCTGAAACCTTTGGAATAACATCTAGAATAGAATTTACTTTAGCACTCGGATCAACAAAAACACCGGCATTTCTAAAAGTAGTTACCATAGCATCAATTGTTGAACTGACCAATATCATAAGTATAGATTTCACGTGCTTATGTATTATAGGTTCAAACATATTAGGAACAAAGGGAACATCTATTACTAAGAAAACACTATCATAAAATTTGGATACGCAATCCATAGCTAATGATTTCTTTTCTGGACTACTTAAATCTGTACCAATTTCCTCTATAATTTGAATCACAGCAGCTATAACTAATTGTAAAATTTTCCATGCTTGTGCTAATGCAATAACTTTAACTGTTTTTAATGATTCTTTAGTTTGATTGGTTAGTTTTTCTGCTTCTAGTTTTATTTGTTCTATGTTTGTTAACATTTTTTTTGCTCCCATTTTTAACGTTTGCTTCTTTTCTTTCTTCTTCTGTTGCTGTACTCCACCAAGTTTGTTTTAGTTTTGTTCTTCCATTAATATATTTAAATAAAACTGTAAGTTGTCCAATAATAAGAATTGTGGCTTCTAATCCTTTACTTGTTTCTTGAATTAAATCTTCTTTTTGAGCATTGCTGTCTAATAGACCTAATAGATATAATCCACTGAATAGGAAACTTACTAGAGTAAACCAAAATTCACTAGTTTTATATCCTGGTTTTATCATTAGTTATTATCTATTCTATTTTCAAGAGCCTCTAATGTTTTACCTAGTGTTGCTATTTGTATTTTTAGTTCTGTCATTACTTCAGTATTTCTTTGCAAAGCATTAGCAAAAGCTGCTTGAGTTTCTTTATTAATAGCTAGTCTTTCCATAATAAATTGACGATCTTGCAAATAAGGGCTTTCATTTTTAATTAACTGAGCAACCTCAGCTTTAGTTACCATATTTTTTCCTATAGCTACCCAAAACCCTAGCATTGTAACAATAATGCCTATACTAGTTGTTGCTATATTTTCCCAAAAATGAATAATAGTTTCTGACATAGTAATACACTAAAAGAAAAAGCCATCAATACTATATAGTACGATGGCTTATTCTTAAATAATGCCTCTTATTGTGAAATATCAGTTTGTTTTAGCTGCATAGTTTTGAGATGTTGGATTCTTTTTACCTGTTAAGAATACTAGTTTACCCGGAGAACTTCTGGATACTGTTGTTGCTGTGTCGGATGCAAGGCTATCTGTTGCAACAACTGGGAAATTCTCATCAAAAGCACCAGTAACTCTGTTATACTTGTTAGCTCTAATAGCGGTTGTGAATCTGCGTGTTCTTAGAGTAACTAGACTATTGATGCCACGAATTGTATCTCCATCATTACCTGGTGTTTTGATAACATTTGTAGAAACACCAGCAAGTTCATCAGTAATTAGACTAGAAATTGGCTTAACATGATTATGAGCAAATGTGCCGCCACTTACTGCCTTACTAGCATAATCTTTCTCTGTTACAGAATCTTCTATTACTGTTGAGCCAAAAGTTGTTACAACGGGACGAACTGTTTTAACACTTGTGACTACTCCAGAATTAACTGTGCCGTTGCAACGGATAACGCCACGATTATTTCTAGCTGTTGTATATGCTCCAAATTCGCCAGCGTTAATATTTGTTCCGTCGGTTGCTTTACCAGCGTATGGTTGTGTACCAGCATAACTAGATGTTGCCATTTGTTATAACTCCATAGATAAAAATATGATATTTAAGACACTATCTTATACACCATTTTGATTTTTGTCTACTGAATTAAATACTATAAAGTTTTTTAAGCTATATATCGATGATGTTCTATATCCAAATAGGCCAGATTTTACCATAGTCTGAAAATGTTTGTCTGTCCATGAATTGCCGGTACAAATAACTTTTAAATCTTTAGAGTTTTGATATAAAAATATTGATGCTAGAATATTATCGGCTAAATTATCTAAAAAGTATCCTGTGGATGGAAATACATACGATATGCCATTTGTTTCAAAAATTTCACATATTTTTTTGAGACAGTGGTGGTCGAATACTCTGTACTCTAATATGTATCTCGGTTCAATATTATTGTTTTTACACAAATCAACCACTATTTTGACATCTTCTCTAATCTTATCGTACTTCCTGTTAGCTGCTAAATTTTGTGGCATAACAATATCTATTGATTGAATATCACATTTAATAGCTTGTTCTATAGCGCATTTTCTTGTTTTAATATCAGAAATACCTAAAGGATAATCAATTAAACAAGACAGAGATATTTTATTTTTTGGAACTATTGTATTTGCTAGTTTTAATAAATAGTATGGAACAGTTATGCTATTTACTGGATATAGAGTCATCTCATTAATAAGATTTTTTGTTTCTACTTCATTAATTCCAGTATCCATTATAGCAAAGTCGATGTACATTTTACTTAGATTTTTTCATTAGGTTTTTGATATAATCAGTGTTGGGATAATTTCTGCTACCAAGAATTCCATCAGCAAAACCATAATCAACAGCCTCTTGTGATGTTAATATCCAATCGCATTTGTTGGCCAATTGTGAAACGATGTGTTTTTTAGCCATCATTTTTTTCCAATTTTTTTCTTTAGCGATACTACTATTCATACACCTTTCGGTGAATATTTCAACCATCTTATCACATTCTTGCTCGTTCCATTTTATAGAACTAGCAGCAGCTTTACTGTGCTCTCCATCAAGTGTAAATGAACCATAATGAATCATCACATTAGTATTTGGCATTAAAATTCTAAGATCAGCGGATTGTAATAACACTCCGCTACAAGACTCTGCTTTTGCATATGCTAATATTATTACTTTTGATTTACACGTTTTTATAGTGTCGTAAATTCCTAAACAATCTTGCCAATTTCCACCAGGAATATGCATATGAACAAGAATAGGATCCAGCGAAAGAATATCTAAATATCGTATATTCTTTTCAAAAATTACAGCAGATTTATAGTCTACTCCTCCTTCATCTTCTGATTCAACAAGATGAGAGTGTAGATAAATTTCTCTATTATCTATATCAATATTATAATTATGAATATCGTGTATAGAGTTATTATTAACCATAGGAATCCTTTATCTTAGAATAAACTTCATCGTTTATAAGTTTCATAGTCTCAGAGTCATTAAAACATTTTCCAACAGCTATTCTGAATCTATATCTAGTAAATATATCTAGAATTTCTACTCCACTAACTTTTTCTATAATATCTTTAACAGACTGGGAGATATTAAAGTTTGTATGACCTATCCAAAAATTAAAAATCTTGCTTGATGCTGTGTGTTCATTATATGGTATTAGTCCTAAGGGTGATGCGATAACCCTAACTGGCTTAGAGGTATTTTTAATTATATTTTTTTGTAAATACTCATTAACTTCATTATCTTCGTCATCTGGATTTTCTATTAGATTATTTTCATTATTATAATCTGTCCACAATGTTTCGTCAGTGTCTGTTCCAAATGGGTCTATCCATTTTTCCCATATTATCAATGGTTTATTATTTTGCATATTATTTTCCAAGATAGGTATAGAATTGTGAAGGGGCTATAATGGGAATATCTTTTGAATATTCTGGATCTTTTTTTATTTTTTCTGACCATTTTGTAATTAGATCCGAAATAAATAGTGCATATTCAGGATGTTTCTCAGATATTTCAAATAGAGTGTCTAATATATGTTTTGTAAAATGTCCCTCATTAAGATGATAGAGTAAAGAAGCAAGATCCTCGCACGAGTATTCTTCGTTATCAATAATAGATACAATTGTTTTTATTTTTCCATTGGTGCCTATAGAAAAACAAATACTATTATCTTTGGGTTCTTGTTTATTTTGTTTGATATTTTTTTTAAAAAATGTTAGAATATAATTGTACATTTTATCTTAGCTTTTGTATGACTTCAAAAATAATATTGCTATATTCATTTGGTTTAAGAAAATCAAATTCTACCCAATGAGTATTATTTAGACTATTACTATGGCTTACTATAAAGCCATATATCATATTTAGTGTCGGAGTATCTAAATCTGTATTCTTTATAAATTCTGAATTGACATTTATAATTTGTGGTATTAATTCTAGATCATTAACATAAATATGATTCTTTAAAAATGAAATAAGGTTTTCATTGATTGATAAACTATTATCTTTATTTAGTAACAAAACTGGGAATTCTATTTTTTCATCATTTGTTGATAAGATATATTTTTTATTATGAGCAATATCTGTAGAAAATACTACACAATGTATATTAACTTTGAATACATCATTTGGCATTGGCTATTTCCTTTATAATATTGATTGCTTTGTTCAAACCTTGTCTGACGGCCTCTCTGGTTATTCCGTATTTCTTACCAATCTTATCAAATGTATACGATTCAAAATAATATAGTCTAATATAATCCTTTTGTCTAGCGGTTAAACAATCTATGCCTAGCAGATTATTAATTAACAAATCTAGTTGCTCCTTATCTTCCTTGTTAATTATTTCTTGATCTGGAGAAAACATTTTTGAATCTTCTATAAATGAGTGTGGGGTAGAAGAATCATCGTCCGATTCTAAAACATGATCTAATGAATAAACTTTTTTAAACTTTTTATTTTTATTATGGTTCTTAGATATATATGTTTGAATCGCCCATAGAGCACATTGATTGCGATATGAGTATTTTGTCTTTTTTGTTCCTTTGGTATTTTTGTAGTCTTGATCCCATCTCCAATCTGCCATCATAATAGCATTAGCAACAGAAGATATGGCATCCTCATCTTTTAGCATTTTATTTGCCAGTCCTTGATAAAATTGATTAGAAAATTTTGAAATAGATTTTTTAGCTAGTAGAATATATTCATATAGACTATCAAATTTTATATCAGAGTGATTCTTATATTTTATCTTTTGATTTCCTATACCATTCAATTGTAGCAACATTATGCATTATCCTTTATTATTAGGTCCTCTGGAATATTTTTATTAATAACATCAGCAATCATCAACTTAATAGTATTTCTAAATTTTTCT